ATGATATTTGCATCAAAAATTGAAATAATGAGTTCAAACTTTTTCAACATTATACCTGGTAATGGAACCGTAGCTATCCTCTTATATGGAGAGGTCGGTAATGGTCAGCCTGTGGACAGTGGACGAGTAGTCAGTGAGCTACTTGCCTTGCAAAGTCAGTATGACAAGATTGATGTCCGCATCAATAGCAATGGTGGTGATGTTTTTAGCGGAATAGCTATTTACAATGCTCTTCGCACATCCACGGCAGACATTAATATATATGTTGATGGTGTTGCTGCCAGCATAGCTGCTATTATTGCTCTCTGTGGTAAGCCACTCTATATGAGTCCGTACGCTAAGCTCATGCTTCATAGCGTAAGTGGAGGTACGTGTGGCAATGCTTCAGATCTGCGTAGAATGGCTACTGTGATGGAGGAACTGGAGAGTAATCTTGCTGGTATGATTGCTGCACGCTGTGGAATGAGCACAGAAGATGTGTTAGCAAAGTTCTTTGACGAGGTTGACCACTGGATAAGTGCACAAGAAGCACTTGAGATGAAACTTGCAGATGGAGTGTATGATATGCAGGATGACGGAGATCCAGCACCAACAACTCATGAGGAGATATATCAATATTTCAATAACAGGTTGACAAATCAACCAAAAAACTATCAAAACATGGCATTAATAGACCAATTAAAGAGCATCCCATCATTTAGCAATATCAATGATGAGGCTGCAATTGTGAACAAAGTCAGAGAGTTGGCAAACAAGGCTACTAAGGTGGATGCGCTTGAAACAGCCAATGCTGAGTACAAACAGCAGCTTCAGTTATCTGAAGCAAAGGAACAGGAGGCTATCATTGATCAGGCGATTAGCGAAGGTCGTATTACCGCAGAACAGAAGGCACACTATGTTAAGCTTATGGCTGCAGACCGTACTACTACAGAAGAACTCTTGAACAGCATCAAGCAGATGCCTAAGCCTCGTGCTGCTTCGTACATCAATCCAGATGGTACCAGTAGCGACAGTTTCACCAATAAGACTTGGGACGAACTTGACAAGGCTGGATGTCTTGGTGACTTGAAGAGTCAGAACAAGGACCTTTTTGCAGCCAAGTTCAAGGAGAAGTTCGGTGTAGATTACCGAGAGTAAGAAATACAATACAAATTTAAAAGATAAGAAACTATGGCATTAAACAAAGAAATCTGGCAATCCGACATCGTAGAGAACTTCTACCCTGACAATTCCTTTGCTTCTAAGAGTGTTGACGACTCTGTGTTTGTTGAGAACCGCAAGGTACACATTCCTAACGCTGGTACTCCTTCAAACGTAAAGAGAAACCGCACACAGAAGCCAGCCACAACAAAACAGCGCACTGACAACGATCTTGAGTACGATATGGACGAGTTGACAAGTAAACAAGTTATCACTACAATTAACTTATTCACTTGTTTACTTATCAACCATAAGTGACCCACTTACGACTGAAAAGTGATAAGTTTACGCACTGAAAACGATAGAGTAATAGTTTGAAAGATACAGACTCACATATAGACACATATAAAATAGATAATAAAAAACGAATGATAGAATAAAAGAAGAAAAGCAAGTTTAGTTGCAAATTCCAAGTAATGGTAGAAGAGTTAAGGAACTAATTATACTGACAACATTATAAATCAAACATATATGGACAAAGAACTATTCAACCGCAACAATCGCACAACCCCTCCTTTGAAAGAATTAGATGAGTCTTTCCGACTCCGTGCTTATGGGCGTACAGAGCTGGCACAGGCTTACAATCCCCACCTCTCGCCAGGCGCAGCATGGCAGAAACTCTCCCAATGGATACATCTTTACCCAGATTTGACAGAGCGACTTAAAGCAATCGGCTACTCGCCCCACCAGCGTGTCTTCACTCCACGGCAAGTAGCGATGATTGTTGAGGCGTTGGGAGAGCCATGAGGGGGAGAGGTCTTTTAAAGACAGACGACTTATAGCTCATTTTTCTATAATTTTTAAGGATTAAGTTCTTGCTTTTCTGATATTAAATAGCTATCTTTGTGGCGTGTTAATATTATAAACACGATAAATAAAATGACCGCAATTGTAGCCGTACTAAACAAACATGCAGTAGCTATTGCTGCTGATAGTGCTGTGACTATGGGTGATACGCATAAAGTAGTGAATAGTGCCAATAAGATATTCACGCTCTCAAAGTATCATCCAGTCGCCGTTATGACCTATAACAACGCTGCTTTTATGGGGGTGCCATGGGATATCATCATTAAAGAGTATCGGAGAAAATTAAAGGATAAGTCTTTTAATACAATAAAAGAATATGCTGAAGATTTTATCAAATTTATACGCAAACGTAATTTCTTTTGCGAAAAAGAAACGCAACTTACTTATTTGAAAATCGAATTGGGAACTTTCGTAGATATGTGTCTTAACGATATTTCTCGTCAAAAAGGAATAAAGAAAGAGGATGTTGCGGAAGAAGATTTAAGGAAGTTTCTTTGCGACTGTAAAGACAACTTGATTAAATGGGAGAAATGTCCAGAGTTTGAGAGCTATAGCTACGATAAGTTTAGGAGTCAATTTTACACGATTGTAGAAGAAATTTCAAAGGAAAATAATTTAAGTCTATCGGATGATTTGTGCGAGACTTTCTTTTATTATCTTTCTGCACAATTTAATCTCAGAATGTATACGGGATTAGTATTCGTGGGTTATGGCGAGAAAGAGATTTATCCTTCATTGCATCAGATGAATATGGCTTTGGCTATAAGTGGGCATTTGCGATATTATTATGAGAAAGAGGTTAACATCTCAGATAACTTGGCTGCAAATATCTCGCCTTTTGCACAAACAGATGTAACAGATACCATTTTACGTGGTATTAATCCAGCCTTTCAGCAAATCATCAATGATAACGTTGGAAACTATCTTTCTTCTTTTTCTGAAGGGATAGCTAATATCTTGGATCAAGATAAAGCAACATCAGAGGTAGCTTCAGCCATAAGGCAGGAATTTAATATTAAGGAGTCTACAGAAGCTCTTGTTAAAAGGATAAATGATGCGATGTTTCAGGGTTATACAAAACCTTTAATTGATACTGTAATATCATTAGATAAGGAGGATATGGCTAATATGGCTGAAAGTTTTATTTCTCTGACATCTCTTGTTCGAAGAATGCAGCCTGGTGAAGAGACTGTGGGTGGTCCTGTAGATGTAGCAGTAATATCGAAAGGTGATGGCTTTGTGTGGATAAATCGTAAACACTATTTCAAACCAGAACTCAACGCCGCTTTTTTTCAGAACTATCTTAGAAAATAATCGTTATGGAAAGAAATTTATATAGTAGTGTTTTGTGTCCAGAAGTAGAGAGCTCTCTCTTTACAAGGGAACAAATAGAAGAGATAACTAATCAGATATCTCAGAAGATAGCTAAAGATATGCGTAAACAACTTGAAAAAGCATTCAAAGAATATAATGAAAAGAAACAAAAAGTTTCTACAGATGCACCTAAAGGTTAAGACCATTAGACTGCACCTTTACCAAAAGAACAATAGAGGGATTGCTTATGGGCTGTCCCTCGTTTTTTTTGTGGTATATGGTAATAGATTAGAACAAGGCAGATTACCTTTTCCCAATTAAAATAGTTATCTTTGCAAGTAAATAATAAAAAGCAATGACAGCGAAAACCACAAAACAAGATATGACATTGATGTCTTTCCCCGAAGAGATAACCGAAGATGGGGTAAAGATTTACGGGGAGACTTCTTATGAAAACCAAATGGCAGTGCTTAGCCATTATCTGCATAATGTGGGAGACAAGGAAAGCAGCGAGCGCAAAGAAGAGATTATCTCGGCTATCCGTAGTTTCTTGAAACATAAGCATGCACGGGGGAAAAAGTCCTACAACGACGCATTGACTGACGAAGAAGTGTGGGCTGTAGCCGAGCAGCCAGCACAATATGGTCTGTTTGACGATTTTTTCAAAGTACCTTTCCCTGCTCCCAAGAATCCGAAGTTTACGTTTATCGATTTGTTTGCAGGTATTGGTGGAATAAGGTTAGGATTTGAAGCTGCAGGGGGAAAATGCGTCTTTTCCTCTGAATTTGACGAAGATGCCTGCACCACTTATAAAGCCAATTTCGGGGAACATCCCTTCGGAGACATAACGAAAATTGAAGCCGCCAAGATACCAGATTTCGATGTTTTATTAGCGGGCTTTCCATGTCAAGCCTTCTCCATTATAGGTAAAAAAGAGGGTTTTAAGGACGAAACAAGAGGCACTTTGTTCTTTGAGATTGAAAGAATATTAAAGTCGAAAAAGCCAAGAGCCTTTATGCTCGAGAATGTAAGGAACTTAGTTGCCCACGATAAGGGGAAAACCTTTAAGGTTATCATGTCTCATTTGGAAGCATTAGGTTACACCGTATATGCTAAAGTCTTAAACGCTTTAGACTATGGGTGCATGCAAAAGCGAGAACGGATTATTATTGTGGGGTTCTTAGACAGAGTGCTATTTACCTTTCCAGAGAAAAAGATAAACCACAAGACCCTATCTGATGTTCTGGAACAAGATGTAGCTTCAAAATATTATGTCAAGCCAGAAATCAGAGAATCAAGATTGAAGAGATTAAAAGATAAGAATTATCCTAAACCATATATTTCTCATGAGAATATGGCTGGCAGTATAACGCCACATCCGTACTCTTCGTGTCTGAGGGCAGGAGCATCTGCCAATTACATTTTAATTAATGATGAGCGCAGACCTACAGAGAGAGAAATGTTAAGACTGCAAGGTTTTCCTGATACTTATAGGATTGTGTTGCCTTATTCTAAGGTAAAGAAGCAATGCGGAAATTCTGTAGCAGTACCTGTTATTAAAGCTGTTGCTAAACAAATGATAAAAGCACTAAATCAATATGACGATGAAAACAAGAGAAGAAGCAAAGTCTGCCTTAGACACACTGATAAAGAAGTCCAGAGTACACTGGTATAAACCTATACAAATAGCAGAAATTCTATATCATCACCGAGTTGATAAAGATATTGACTTATCGAAGTTAGAGGATTATAGAACAAAGAGCAAGAAATGGAGAGACACTATGTCTCTGTCATTGCTGGGGAGGCGTTGTACAAGTAGTGCAAGGTTCCAGGATAACTTGTTTGATGATAATGCTATACCACCAGAGATATTAGTAACATTAGGTTATGAAAATGTAAAATATAACGGAGCTGTAGAGTCATATATCTATGCGAGTTTCACTAAGAAACATCTCCAATTATCTAATGCGCTGGAGTATTGTATGGTTGCCACGACAGAATCCTTTAAGGTAGAGGAGCTTATAAATTTGTTTTGGAATGAACCTGGTTTAAGGAGGAGCATTGATAAGGTATATGAAATAATAGTTTACTCTCTTTTCTCAACGTTAGTAGATGCGCTAAATCTTAAAGTTGAGATTTCAGTGGCGGAAACTGCTTTGCCTTTACTAAAGGAGTTTGAAGATTTTTCCACTAAAATAATGTGCTTAGATGCAAATAACACCCATTATGTGCAAGAAGCAAAAGTTTATAGGGTTGGCGTGACTAATGCTGCTGACCGTGGATTAGACATGTATTCCAATTGGGGACCAGCTATCCAGATAAAGCACCTTTCCCTGAACGAAGACTTAGCAGAAACCATAGTTAATGGTGTTTCCAGCGATAGAATAGTAATAGTATGTAAGGATGCTGAAGAAAAAACCATAGTTTCCCTCCTAAATCAGATAGGCTGGAAAAGCAAAATACAAAATATTGTCACAGAAAAAGAGTTGATAAAATGGTATAAGAAAGCCTTAACAGGCACTTACTCTGAATTACTGGCAAGTAAGTTGCTTAACACATTATCAGAAGAGATGCTGTTAGAGTTCCCTTCTCTTGATGCTTTACCAGATGCACTGACTCAAAGGCATTATGAAAAAATATTAGATAACTTTTGGAAGTAAGCCTTAACTCTTATTTCGCTTGCACCTTATAATATATAAAACAATAATGGCTTGCACAACGAGGGTGCAAGCCATTGTTTTTTAATCCTTTTAGAGTGTTGATGGTGCGACAGGGGCATTCACCAGCACTTTATACGATGCAAAGATATGTATTTGTTTTTATATCACAATATAAGCATACTCTATTTCGATATTTTTTAATTATTTTTTAGATTTCAAGTGATGCTATATCAGACAATTCCCACTTCATGTGTGTAATTTGTTCCACTGTTGGTGTTAAGTTGATAGAGTTATTTTTTAATGTAGTATAAGCCTTATTCAGTTCTATAACAAAGTCGTGCTGCCGATTCTTCGAGATAGCACCAATAAGATAGGCTATCACTTTTATTGCACCACCAAGGCTATACGCTTCGCCTTGTGTAATTTTCCCAGCAGGTCCTTTCTTTACCATCTGATGAAGCCGCACATCGTATAACACGGCACCATGGGCACAAACATTGCGTATACATCTTACAACCTCGATATAGTTTTTAAAAACAGCGACCTTATTTATCTGAAAATGCTTTGCAATGAGTAGCTGATCATCTGTCTTTTTCAAATTATTATAGAGTAACAGCACACTTCCAAGCGTCATGTGTTCAAGCGTTTTCCATGCTGGAGCATAAATGCTACCCTTATGTTTCTTGTGATGTCGTTTTATATTTATGTTGCGTTTCACTTCCTTATAGCATTTATTGTTGAACTTGCTGATGAACAACTGCTCTACAACTTTCGGACTAACAAACCAACAAGGAATGTTTTTATATCGTTTGCTTAATATATAGGTAAGGTAAGTGCGAAAAGCAACTTCTATTCTGCTGATATATTTTAAAAGCATGTTACGCAAATCATAATCAAAGTAGTAGAGTGTAACGGCATCTTCGAAACATGTATTAGCTTTCATCTTATGATTTCGGTTATTCAGATTAGGATATGATATTTCAAAAGGAAAGAAGTAAAATCCTAAGCGATAGTAACCTATATCCAATAGATTTTCCTTTGCTTTCGCTTCATTATTAATCTGTACTCCACGATTTCTTAAAAGTTTAATTTGTTCTGGTATTGTAGTTGCTCTTTTCATGTAAAATTATATTTGGATACAAAAATACAAAACATATTTAATCATTGCAATAAATTACTTGGAAATCTTATTACAAGTAAAAATATCTGCTAACCCCTGCTAACCGCTGAAAACCTTTACCCACTCTCGCACCCTTCCTATCTTTGCAATGTGATTACACACAGAGAAAACAAAATGTTTAATTAATAAGTAAAGAAAGGAAAAACAATTATGATTCGTTACAAAATCTACGAGAACAAGAACAAGAAGAGTGCGGGCTATAAGAAGTTTTATGCACGTGCCGTAAGCGAAGAGACCATCGACCTCCGCCAGCTTGCCGACTACATGGCTACGCACAATGTGCCTTTTTCAAAAGGTTGCATCTATGGTGTATTGCGCGATATGGTGGCTTGCATCAAGGAAATCATTATTGACGGAAAGAACGTCAAGATTGACGACCTCGCTATCTTCTCGGCTGGATTGCGCACACAGGGTGCAGCTTCTGTGGAAGACTTCCTGCCTGCAAAGAACATCAAGAGCGTAAAACTGCGTAGTCGGGCAACGGGAGTACTCCGTACGCCAAAGCTCACTGGCGATGCCAATGTGCGTGAGTTTGCACTCTACACCCTTGCCAAGAAAAAGAAGAAACAGAAGACAGGTGGAGGTGAGCATGTAGGACCTGAACCAGTAGGACCTGTTCCTTCAGGGGAAGGAACTATGTAAAAAAGAATGAGTAGATAAGTTGATGAGTAGGCAGGTTAATGGTCAAACAACTTGTCTACTCTTTTTTTTACTCATCAATCTGTACACCTTTCGTAAGGAGCTTAAAACGAAGTACTGGAGATGGACAGACAAACTGTGACTAATATAAAAATAACAACCAAAAGCATCGAAATAGATGCACAATATTAAACTTAAGCAATATGCAAAGAAACACGAAGGAATGGATACAATACGGCTCAGCCATATTTCTGCTTGCAAGTGGTGTGGCAATGGCTTTTCTGAGTTTCTTCTTTAATGGGGGCGATGTTAAAGACAGCGTGCTGTGGTATGTGTCACAGACATTGGTTTATGCTGGTTCTATCTTCGGTGTGGGTATCTACATCCAGAGTAAATGGGGCGACGTGAGAAATTACATCGACCGAGTTGTCAACTCTAAGAACGGAAAGGAGGAAGAATGAGAACGATTAAGTATATTGCAGTGCACTGTACAGCGAGTCATCAATCACAGACTATTGAGAGCCTACGACAGGAGTTCCTTCGGAAAGGATGGACTAATCCAGGCTATCACTATGTGGTCAGCCCAGACGGCAAGATTACCCAGCTGCTTGATGAAGACAAGGTGAGCAATGGCGTGAAGGGGTTTAATTCCGTTTCTATCAATGTAGCATATATTGGTGGTATAGACAGAATGGGCAAGCCTGCAGACAACCGCACAGATGCACAGAAAGCAAGTCTTCGCACACTACTTAGTATGCTGCACAAGAAATATCCTGTAGCTGTAATTCAAGGACATCGTGACTTCTCGCCAGACTTGAACCACGATGGAAGAATCACCTCAAACGAGTATATCAAGGCTTGCCCTTGTTTCGATGCAAAGGCAGAATACGCAAACATCTAACAACAACGATATGAAAACATTTAAAGTATTATTAGCAGTTATCCTTACTGCCTTTCTTTTCTCTGCTTGTTCACATAAAATCTATGTACCTGTAGAGAGCATAAGCACCGACACGTTGCACGTTGTCAGTTACGACACCATAAGAGTTTCAGAACGTCTTGCGCCTGTATCACTGCAGTTGCCAGAGTATCACCAGGAGCGTGCAACGAAAGACTCTGTTTCAGTTTTGCAGAATGCCTTGTATCGCTCAACGGCAAGAATACATAACGGTGTTTTGACGCATATATTAGAAAGTCTTCCAGGTGCGGAGATAAAAGGTCTTACAACGGTGCATGACACAACCCACATAACGATACACAATAAGGATCATAAACAATATAAGGAGAAACCAAAGATAGTTTACAAGGAAAAAGAATTGAGCTGGATTCAAAAGCGAGCAATGGAAACAGGTTTTCTTGCATTCGGTATTCTTATGATGTTAGCTCTTTGTTTCGTAATAAGATGGAAGTTCAAGTAAAAGATGGTCAGACCTTGGCTGACATAGCTATACAGGAGTATGGCTCGCTGGAAGCATTGCCTGCTTTGGCTGCTGCGAACGGTATCGGTATGGCTGAAACGTTAGCAGCAGGAAGCAGATTGCAACTTCCTGACGTAAGTTACAACCAATTAATACAACAGTATTGCAAGGCTAATGATGTATCTCCAGCAACAGAGAGAGGTATGACGGATGTCAAGTTAAGGGTATTCAGTGGTGAGTTCTCGCCACAGTTCAATTAAAGTAAACAAAATATGGCTCGTAGTATAGCAGAGATAAAACAAACAATGACAAATGCCTTTATGGCGGATGGTACAGTAAGAGAACGATACGGACTATCGGAGAACGATACCTTTGATGATAGTTTCTCTGTGGTTAGTATCGAGAATATTCTGTTTTACATCGTGGCTGCCTGTAGCCATGTACTGGAGGTTCTGTTCGACCAGTTCAAGGCAGATGTAGACGATAAGATCAGTCGTGCCGTTGTAGCAAGTGTACCTTGGTACTATAAGATTGCAAAAGAGTTCCAGTATGGTGATGCTTTAATCTTTAATGAGGCGACACAGCAATATGGCTATGAACAGGTATCTGAGAAGAAGCGGGTCGTCAAGTATGTTGCTGTACGCGATAGAGGAACTTCCGTAGAGATTCTTGCTTCTGCTGAAGCAGGAGGACAGCCAGCCATTCTTTCAGAAGATGTTTTAACAGCATTCAAACAGTATTTGAATCGTGTTAAAATAGCTGGTGTCATTCTTTCGGTTCGTTCTTTACCTGCAGATAGTATCAGTATCACTGCAACGATACGTATCGACCCATTGGTAATTGACAGGACAGGAACAAGAATCGAAGACGGTAGTTTTGTTGTTGAGAATGCAGTAAACGCTTATCTCAGAAATATAATCTATGGTGGCACATTCAATAAGACAAAATTAGTTGATGCTATACAGAATGTGGAAGGTGTGTTGGATGTGGAGCTCCACGCATGTAAGTATAGTACAGATGGAATGACATATAATGATATCAACGGTAATAATTATACCGCTGTTAGCGGAAGTTTTTCCCCTGTTAACTTAAGAAATGCATTAGTCTATGTGGTATAAATTGGATGTTATAAAACTTGGTTTTCAATTGCTACCTCCTATATTGAGAAGCAAGGTGATTGTGGCTTTGCTCAAAGCAATGCTGAGAGGAATAAGAGACTTGTATAATCGATTCTATAGTTATCGCACCGATGTCTTGAATCGACTCACCATTACTGCAGGTGTACAATACATAGAAAAGGTTCTGAATGATGCCTTCTTCCTTACAAAACGTCAAATATACATAGTATCTGCAGGGCAGAAAGTTCAGACAGTTTTACATTTCAAGAGTGAAGATCTTGCTCCTGTCTATGTGAGTGGTAGTTCTCCCTTGTACATCAGAGCCTATGACGATGTACCTAAAGAGGCCTCTTTTATTGTCTATGTGCCGTCTTTTCTATGCACCTCTACATCTGCTGCAGAAGATAAGTATGGCGGACAGCATTTGACAACTATATTAAACCTATTGAATCATTATAAACCTGCGGGACGCTCTTTCCGCATAGAAATATACGAATATGAATAAGATACTCTTTAGCGAGGGCGGACAGCCCCTCTACATCGATGATATCAAGACATTACAGGAGAACCCAGCTAATCAGATGTCTGCACTCCTTCAGGCTCTTGGTGCAAACACCTCTGTCTTTTTACTTGACCGGTTTCAAGGAGAATTAAAGAAGATTGATCAAAGTGCTGCGACGACTACCTTCCAAACTAAGAAAAATTGGTTGGTGCTTGACGGAGTTATCCATGAAATAAAGGAAACAACTCTTGTTGCACACAGTTGGAATGACCCTTTGTATGTAGGTGTTAGAAAATCTAATTCTGATGTACGTACATTTGAGGATGGACAAGAACATGCATGTAGGGAGACAGCAGAGGCTTTTCTGTCATTTGAGAAAACAGAAGGAGCCTTTAATGTCTTCGAGTTGAAAACTCTTTTTGACCTTATAGGTCCGAAGATGAAAGTTGAGTCGCAAGAATGGAAAGAAGAGGACGATGCCTTCTCACATCCTGTGAATGGTTATCATGGTACAATTCGAAAAAAAAGAGGACCAGGTTTTTTAATTAAGAAGATTTCGCTTGAAAGTGATAATACAGAATGGACCGATGGACCAGGGGTTGTGTTTAAGTACCCAACAACACGTGTTCCCGTTCCCCCTATATTCTCAGAATCTTTTTTAGTTGGAGTAAAAAACAAAGATGGTCAGCGTCAGATAGTTTGTATCATGCAAGCAGATGGAGAAGGAAAAATTGTAGGCACTCTGGGAGATTCCAGCCTTCCTGCTCCTATGAATTGTACAATTGAAACATATTTCTTCATACCGACATAAAAAATAACTATGGATACAATATATAATCTGCTCAAGCGAGCAAAGGAACTCAAAGAGAAAAGTCAAGTAGACAGCATTACGCCAGAAGAGGTTGGTAAGCTGCATGAAGACACATTAGCATACATTGCTTCATTAGAACAATCAACTGATGGACTTGGTATTAAGAAGGTTTATCTGTCTAAGTCAGCTATGGAAGCTGATACAGACCCAGTCGGGACTAATGGCAAGACTCTCCGCTATGGTCAGCTGGTAAGCATCTATGATGATGCACATGCAGATGGTTCTGAGAATGGAAATATTTATGCGTATCAGAAGCCAGGTTGGCTGCTGATGGGAAAGGTCAGTGGTGGAATGACTCTTTCTATTGCGCAGGAGGCAGGCGACAGTGCAACTTCTGTGATGTCGCAGAAGGCAGTGACGGAAGAAATCAGTCCTCTTAGGGAAAAAACGCCTATTGAAACAGTAGGAGATGGTTTCTTCGTGTCAGATAAATTTGGGAATATCATTATGAAAATCGATTCTGACGGATTTGATGTTGCGAAACTATCTGCTCACTTTTTGTCGCTTTTAGCATCGTCAGTAAATATCCCTATTTTTGAAACAAAGGAGATCGGATTCTATGTTACAGACGCAAACCTTAATATAGGATTTCAGGTTAACTCAGAGCACAATAATTACTTACAGTTTAAATATTAATATATATATGGGTATAGCAATCATATTAAAGGATAGTGATTTTTCGAGCCTAAATCTTGGAAAGGTCGAATTAGGAAAAAAAGTTGAAATCCTGCGGTCAATCGCTATTATAGCAGAAGACAGTTATAGTGGTAGTACAGCGCAATTGCACTGTGCGTTTGAACCTCTTAATACAACTTATAATAGTGTTAAATGGAGTATTGTAGAGGGTGGTGATTATGCTTCTATAGATACTGACAGCGGTCTTCTTGTGATTAAGACAGGCGCAAATAATAGTAATGTGAAGGTTCGTGCAACATCAGCTCACTCTTCTTCCATAATCGCAGAGAAGACTATAGCAGTAACAAGAGTCGTTAAGAAGGTGTACTCTTATGAAGATGCGCCTATTCAGCCAGTGTTTATTGATAAATCATACTTCGAGAAAGATTTTACAGTTTTCCTTAAAACAATAGGAAAATCTGATACTAAGTACTCTGCGGCTCAATTCTTCGGCCTTTATATCGACGATTTGGCATATCATGGTATTGGTTTTTCCGCCGATGCTTCTAATAACAGTAATAATAGGCTAAGTAAGGATACTTGGGGTGAGAAAAAAGTTATTGTAGCCACAATAGGAAATAATGCCCCGATAGGTTTGAAGGCTATTGGACGAAATTTATATTATACTCTTGATGGAAGAGAATGGACGCTGTTTTCCAGTGAGTATGGTACAAAAAAGTACCCTGTAGCTAAAGTGTGTAAACTAAATACTTATCACGAGGTTATAGTGCATGTTGATGTGTACGATGGTGAGAAGGATTTGTCTGATTTGTTTACTTAATAGGTGCGTTGTATGAAAAGAATTAAATTGAAAACAGGAAATGAAGACGTCAGTGTAGTTACGTCTTCCTCAGATTCTCTATATGATACATCAAGTGTTGAGAGCTATCTCTCAATGCTTGCATCGAGAAGAAATTTATCCAATCTGTCTGATTTCGAGTTAAAAAGCGAACTTGATGCAGTAAAGGCACGGAGAGAAGGTCGAATGCTTTTTGAAGATGATTTTGAGGGTAACTCTCTTGATGAGTCAATGTGGAATGTTGACGATGGCTTCTTTAATAAAAGAATGTGGTATGTAAATTCCAAAGAGAATGTGTTAGTAAACAACTCTCAATTGATAATAACATGCTCTAAGAATAGTTTTAGCGGAAAGACATCAGCAGGGCAAATTCACACACGGGGTAATTTTGATTTCGGAGGAAACGTAAGAATTGAGGGAAAGTTCAAGATGCCAACGATAAGTGGATTCTGGCCAGCGTTTTGGACTTGGGGGAGCGATTGCTACTCCGTTAGAAATGGCGCATCAGACTATTCAGAGCTTGACATCTTTGAGATTTTCGGATCAAGTCCTCGAATAGATGTTAACTTTTGGAGTGGAGATAGTGTTGGCGATGGCACTACGGCAGGAGTTGAAAACAAGAGCTTCACGATTAGAAATAACGATGAAAAGTGGCACATTTATCGGGCAGATATATATGCTAATAAGATAGAGGTGTATTTTGATGGTGTACTCTTTGGAACGTTTGACACGACAAGTGTTAAAGGAAGCATGTATTACAAGTTAAGGCAATATCTCTTAGTAAGTGTGCAGATGTGGGAAAGAGACACTGTCTCTTCTAATATTGAGGATGCTCAGTTGAGATGTGACTGGATTAGAGTTTACGCATTGTCAGATGGAAATCAGTATCCTGATTCTATTGTGTTAAAGGAGACGAGTGTAACTCTTAGAGTTGGAGATAAGTATAGGATATTATGTGACACACCTAACTCTTTTGATCGTACTATTAAGTACATTATACAAGACGAGTCTATTGTGTCACATGGGGATATGGTCGTTTCTGAAATTGTGGCAAAGAGTCCAGGGAAAACAAAAGTTCTCTTACACACAAGAAACGGAAGGAGTGCTATATTCAATGTAACGGTCAATGAGTAAAGTAATATTTTTCTTCAACCTCAAATGATCAATTAGAGATTAAGTATAACTATGATAGAACTGATTTTATTTTAACGCCTCTGTTGATGAGTTAAGTCAGTTCTGCCAGAAAAAAATATTATGGTATAATCAACTTTTATTGTGCTGAAATAGGGGTAATTAAAAAGCCCCCAGCCTGTTAATAAGCAACGCCAATCACTTTTATTATACAATAAAAGTGATTGGCTTTGCAAATTTACGAAATTTATTAGATATGAAGATAATTGAGATTGTAAAAATTAACAGGGAACTATTAAGAAACCTCCATATTGCTGGAGTTAGATTGGATGACACAAACTATATAGATTTATATACAGAATATAGACGGATGTTGTCAAAGCGTGAGAAAGTGTCTTACATAGTAGCGGCTCTTGCTGTGAAATATGCTATTAGCGAGCGTAAAGTTTATGCTCTTATTAAGCGATTTCAAACAGACTGCAATTTGTTTGCAGTGTAATCAGTATATACGCTTATGTTTGTGAAAAGAAAACTTACGACCTTTGCATCATTATGAAGAAAAAATATTATTCTGCTCCGCTTCCCTTCGTAGGTCAGAAGCGGATGTTTGCAAAAGAGTTTAAGAAGGTATTAGAACAGTTCCCAGACGGAACAACATTTGTTGATTTATTCGGAGGCAGTGGCTTGTTGTCGCATATTACAAAGTCCGAGAAGCCACATTCTAAAGTCGTGTATAATGATTTTGATGGATATAGGCTACGTCTGGAACACGTGTCACAGACTAATGAATTACTCTCTGAACTTAGAAAGATAGTTCGTGATCTACCTAAGCATAAGCCTATTGTTGGAGAAGCACGCAAACAGATTTTTGAGTGCTTAATTAAACATCAAGAACGTTATGGTTATTTGGACTTCATTACGATATCGTCTTCTCTCTTATTTTCAATGAAGTATTGTCTGAATATTGACGAAATGAGTAAGGAGACATTGTATAACAATATTCGCTCTACTGATTATCCGCTTTGTGATGGCTATTTGGATGGTTTAACAATTGTTTCAGCAGACTATAAACAAGTCTTTAATCAGTATAAGGATACTCCAAATGTCGTGCTTTTGGTTGACCCTCCTTACCTCAGTACTGAAGTTGGTACTTATAAGATGTATTGGAAGCTTGCAGATTACCTCGATGTACTGTCGGTTCTTGCTGGACATTCATTTGTTTACTTCACAAGCAATAAGTCGTCTATACTTGAACTCTGTGACTGGATAGGTCGAAATAAGCATATCGGCAATCCATTTGAGAAGTGTACTAAGGTGGAATTCAATGCTCGCATGAATTATAACTCAACTTATACAGATATGATGCTGTATAAGAATGCTGGTTAA